GAGAAATTTATGGAAGAATTAGACGAAGAATTTTTTACAATAGATACTAATGCAGCTGGTCAAAGAATAGCATGTATGAAGTATGACAAAAACATAGAGATATATAAAGCCAAGCAAGGTAAGTTCATGGTCGTTTGTTGGGAGCATCAGCATGTAGAACGACTAGCATTTAATAAACTATCAGAAGCTATAGAACATTGTATGGAATACAAAAGAATACAAGACAAAGTAAGAGTACGTTATGTCAATCAGTATGGAGGCATATCATAGATGCACCCTCTAACAAAAACGTCTTGCTCTCTGGTAAAGGATTCCCTTCGGCACTTCGTGTCCTTGACCATGCAAGCCGTTCTTGTTCTGAGGGTCTGTAAATTTTTAAGTAATCAGTTGAACCTAGTACTAAATTTCGATAAACTAAACATGGAGAAAGCTAATGACTAAAAAACTAGATAAAAAAGAACAAGAAACTATTTATGTAGCCAACACTATTCTTAAACAAATAAGAATGGCTGACCCTACAGCTATGTTATGTTGGGGGTTAATCAAAGGCAAATCATTATTCATGTTACATCAAGATAAGACCAGACGAGGTGGTATAAAGATGTATACGAATGGTTACCTTCATCAAGGTAGAGTTGATGTAGATTTGACTTGGGCTGATGATTACACAATCAAATTATATGACAAAGACGGATACATTATTGATGAAGTAAAGCAAATATATGCTACTGAACTATGTCGTGTACTTGATATGAAAATAGAATCAGGAATAAAAACAAAAGTAAAACCATTAGAATTTGTAGTTAGTAATACAGATAACGTAATGCACATTGATTTAAAAGGAGAAAGCAATGGATAAAGTAGAGAGAAGACTTAACACACAACGAGCAAAAATACTGCAGCACTTGAAAGATAATCAAAGCATAACACCAAGAGAAGCGTTAGATTTCTATGGTTGTATGAGGTTATCAGCACACATACTTACTCTTAAACAAGAAGGTATAAAAATTGTAACTCTGATGAAGCAGATAGGTAACAGAAGATTTGCAGAGTATATGCTTGAAGTAAAGTTTTGTGAAGAAATGAGAGAGTTACATAACTGGGACATGGCGACCGGAGTAACAGTCAAGTACCCTAAGTTATATTTCAAGGAAGAAAGAGATTACTATGAGTTCCTTGAAGAGTAACTATGAAGATGTAGGAACATTTGTGTGGAATAATCTGACACACAATGTAAGAGTTCGAAGAGATTACTTAGGGTATTCAGATAGTGGAATGCCTTATGTAGTAGACCACTTCGAGCTTCATGTAACTGATGTAAATGGTAATCGAGTAGCCAGTAGACTGACAGAGACTGGGTATCGTTCGTATATGTTATCAAGAAAGTCTGAGCATTACGGAGGTACAACTCATTGTGATAATGCTATTACTAATGAGCAGTTTCTGTCAGAATTAAAACAGAAACTAGGCGAAGAGCCACAGCAGAAGGAGTTATTTTAATGACAAAACTAGAAGAAAGAATTACAAATGATATGCTTTATTACGAGCAACTATTCAAAGACGAGCAACGATTTCCTGATTGGGACACACGCTATGACTTTGAAAAAGTATTTGATAAATTAAAAACTATTAAATCAAAGTTTAATTTTGTTGACGATATCAGGAACGAAGAGAACGTACCAAATATTGTTGATGAACTAGATAAGGTAGGTATAGATGTCACATCCAGTCAATGATGCAATTAAAGAAGCAGTAGAAGAAGAGGTAAACAACATGGGTTGCCTTCAATTCTTAAACAAATGCGACGAGCTAGGAATCAAAACAGGTGAGCCTTCAATGGAAGAATTGATGGACCAAGTTACTGATGTACTACTAGAACAACGTATGCAACCATAAAAAAAAGGGGAGGTGACAAGCCTCCCCAGTCAGATATGAAGGAATAATCACTATGATTACAAAAACACAAATACGAGTGCTTTCTGCTGTATATTATCTCATACAAAAAAGAGATAAGCCAGTAATATTAGCACACCATATTAAAAAACAACTAACAGACTTAAAGCAAGGCACGTTGTCATCAACACTACAATGCCTTGAACATAAAATGGGATTAGTTATATCAATGCCAACTGATGCAGTATTAAGAAGTTTGTATGCAAATCCAAAGAGTCCAGGCACTACAAGAAAATACTACATTACCAAGAGTGGTAAAAAATTAATCAATATGTATTTGAATATTGTAAAAAGAGATGGTAAGACTGTTGATTATGAAAAGTTATCTGCAGCAGCTTACGCAACTATCCGAACACCAGAACGTAGATTTACGCAAAGCTTTTAACTGGGCTGGATTATCTAAGACAACATATTATCGTCAGCTAAAAGGAACTGAACTACGTTATGGTACTGCTGCAAAAATTGAGAAAGCTATTCACCAACTTGCCACGCTCAAAAAAAACTGAAGGCGAAGAAACAAGAGCATCAATAATCTGTGATGCTTGTGGTGAAAGAGCGCATGTCTTTGTAGTGTTCCTTTATCGAAGCTCTAAAATATGTATGAAATGCTATGAGGAGGACACATGGTTAGCAAAAGTAAAGCAAAAGGAAGCTATCACGAAAGGTGGTTTCTAAAATTATTTAACAAGTTAGGTATTAAAACAAAGAAGCAACCACTATCGGGCAGTTTAGGTGGTGAGTACAGAGGGGATTTGACTGTTGATATTGCTGGTCAAAACTTAATCGTAGAAGTTAAGTACAGAGACAGCAGTCAATTCCCTAATGTATTTAATTTATTAGAAGACAAAGATATAGCTGTATGTAAACGCAAAAAAGGTTCGCCTCGATACTGTGTCATTATTAAAGATGAAGTATGGGAAGAAGTTTTTGCGTATATCATTCGGCATGAATCAAACATTAACTAAGGAGTTTCCAATGGAAATACAAATCAGTTTCGATAATCTTAACATTGATAGTTACGACATGAACATGGATAAAAAATCTGTGAAGCCAGCTACTGGTAAACAATTATGGAAAATTCAAAACCAAATACTACGGAACATGAGAATTATTGATGCACTTAAAAATGCAGCTACTCAATACCACATTGGTGACGATACATACAAATCAATAGTTGAGTGGGAAGAAACTTTATATGAGATAGGTGAGATGAGATTCCCTATCACATTAGAAAGAGCAGCCGAAACAATTAAAACTTTAATACGAATGGAAACAGAAAGTCTTTTATACCACAAGAGACGAATAGAAAAAACACTTACAAAAACAAGGAGTAAATCTACATGACAAATATAAAACTTGTAGCTGACAATCAAGAAAAAGTAGAGGCATCAAGAAAATTGTTACTCTCTATTCCTACACCTACTATGGCAAATATAAACTTAGTCCATGACTTAAATCATATAGAAGGTGTAACAGTACAAGGATTAGATATTCATATAAAAGATTCTACTGCTGCTATGTCAGCACATGATGTAATTAATATTTACCTTACACCTCTTGATAAAAATGATTTAGAAAAACGAATTGCTAAATGGCAGTACCTTTTTTACAAGCCTTACAATTCTGATATGACTGAGGTTGAGAAGAGGAGTGTTGCGATTGTCGAAGAGCTATCTGTTCTGCCAGCAGATTGTGTGCAGTATGCTTTGAACAATGCGATTCGTAATTACAAAATCTTCCCATCTTTTTCAGAGGTGTATGCAATACTAAAGCCGCACTATGAAAGGAGGATATTTTTCTTAACGAAGATAGAAAGTAGACTTGACGAGTTGCAGACATGACACTATTATAACCATATAAATAAGGAGAAAGCTATGGATAGACAAGGTTTTATTGGTGGTACTGATGCCATCAGAATCATGAACGGACAATGGGTAGACCTCTACCTTGAGAAGATTGGGGAGTATCAACCCGAAGATTTATCAGGAGTGTTGCCAGTACAACTTGGTATTTGGACAGAAGAATTTAATATCAACTGGTTTATAGAACAGC